TTATAGCCCAGGTTGTAAATAGCGTTTACAGCTGCAATCACGCCTTGCGTGTGCTTGTCCGGGTTCCCGTCAAACTGTTCCCGGATATACGCTTGCCGGATCGCCGCGTAAAGGTCGCTGTCCTGCTTCCGCATAGCGTCCAGGGCTTCCGCATAGTCCGGGGCTTCAAAGCCCTTTACTGCTTCAAGGTCAGAAACAAGACGGTCAAAGACGGCTTTGTGCTGGTCAAGGTCTTTCCCCATCTTTTCAAAAGCCTTCTTGATCTCTCTTTCGTAGTTGTCCAATGCTTGCATTTTCACACCCCTTTTCTAGTTAAGGTTATGTTGCTAATTTCGGATTGAAGGTCTAGCCACACCGTCCCGGCTTTCGGGAAAGTCCCGCTTGTCTGTTCTGCCTTCCTTATCCGCTGCACTTTCCCGGCCTTCATGCGGGCAAGGTACAAATGCGCGTCTAAGGCATCCAGGAAGACTTCTGCGCCGCCTTCAAGGGTAAAGCTGTAAAATGGTAGGGGTTTTTTCCTGGCGCGTTCCAGGGCCGTTATACGGCCTTCTAGCGGCTTCATGTCATCACCCCCATATATCGCGGTCAATCAAGGTTGGTATTTCAGCTTCAAAGGCATATTCTGCCGCGTCCAATACATCAAGTTCATAACTGCCATTATCCAGGCGAATATCTGCCCCCGTCTGCTTTTCGTCCCATACTGCCGCAGCATAAGCCCCGATTGCGTGAACACAATGCCGCAGGATCTTGAAGCGCCTTGAAGCGAAAAGCCGTATTTCCGCGTTGATCCTGTCTTTTATAGGCTTCTTCAAGCACTTATAAACGGGGACGGTATGCGCCTTCTGTGCGGCTTCCTGCAAGCCCCGAATAAGGGTTGTTTCCGCGTTGTCTGCCATTGCTTCAAAGACCGGGTAGCGGGCTGCGTTGCGTTCCGCAAAGGCAATATAGGCGGCTTCAAGCTGCTGCGGGGTCAATTCGCCCTTGTGAAACCATTCATCAAGCAGAATCATTTCCCGGAAGCCTTCTGTGAAGCCCATACAGACAAAGGCGTGTGCTGATCCGTTGCCGCCGAAGTCAATTCCGATATATGCCGCGCTGATCCGGGGGGCCTTGTCTATAATGTGCTGCTGCGGGTCATTGGCAAAGGGAAGATAGATTGCACCCTGCGCCGCAACCCACAAGCCCAGCACATAACGGTCATAATAGACGGTTCCCGCGTATTCACTCTTCAAGGCTTCCACAAAGGCCGGGGGCAAGGTCGGGTTATCATCCAGGGTATAACGCTGCTGGTATATGTCCGCGTCTGAATCAAGAAAACGTTTCATCCAATGCGCCGGGTTGTCCGGGTTACAAGTCCCATCAAAGCGGCTGTAAGGCTTATCAAGGCGGCTTTTCAGCATATCGAAAACCCCTTGATTAAAGGTTCCGACTTCATCCCCATAGGCGTATTTGATCGAAGCGCCCCTTATGCGGTCAACGTGCCGGGTATTATCCGCGCCCAGGCAATAGCACACTTCCCCGAAAATGCTTGCCGTGTTGTCTGACCGTATATCCGAAACATTCTGCGCCCCGAAAAGTTCCTGCATAGGGGCTATGATATTCCGCTGCAAGGTTCCCTTTGTGTTGCCCAGGATAACCACAAGCCCCGCTTTCCCTGCGCGTTGCCGGATATTCCAGGGGATTGTATAGGCAACATCTACAAAGGATTTCCCACTTCTTACAGCCCCAGCTTTTATAGCCCATCTGTGCGCGTCTGCTTCCCGGATATATTCAAGCTGCTTTTCTGTATAGTTCATTCCGCAGCCAACCTTTCTAGTTCCGCAACACGGGCCGCAAGGTCATTGTGTTCGCCCAGCTTCAAGCCGTATTCAAGAATTGACCTTGAAGCAGATATGCGGGCCGTGTATCCGGCTTCTTTGTCCTGGCATATTTCCGCAAGCGTGGACAGGGCCGGGGATAAGGTTTGCTGCGCTTGCCGGGTCGCTTCGTCTACCATTGCCGCGAATGCGTCCTTATAGGCTGCAAGAAATTCTTCTTTCTTGAAATAGCCCCACAAAGTCTTTCTGTCTATGCCCGCCTTCTTTGCGGCTTCTTCTCGCGTATTGGACACAAGAAGCGCTTCAAGTGCTTTTCGCATATTCGTTGTTAGCATTCAGCTTCACCCCCTTTTTCCCCATAATTCCCCGCAGAAACGGCCTTTTGATAAAGTGGAAGCCATTCTTCAAGGGTCATTGTCACAAGCCAAGGGCTGCGGTTGCGCCTGTGAAACACTGCGGGGCTTCCGTCATGGAAGCGGGCCGCGTCTGTCTCGGCTTGCCGGATCGCGCCCAGCAAGTCCAGCTTTTCCCGCCGCTTGACTTCAATATGCACCCCAGGAAGGCCCACAAGATCCGGGATTGTCCCATAGGTCAGACTTCCCCCGCGCTTTACGGGATAGCCCTTGCCTTGAAGAATAAGGGCAAGTTCCCGTTCACCGTCAGCGCCCTTCCGCTGCTGCTGTCTGCCCATCTCGCGCCGCCTTCTTCATCCAATAGTTTTGATTGTACTGTTTGATCTTGTCCCGGTTCCTGGCCCGCCATTCCCGCGCATAAGCGTTCTTTGCTTCCCGCGCCTGGTTTTCAAGTTCCTTCGCTTTCGGGTCAACCTTTCGGATAGCCATTGAAGCACCCCCTTTCTTTACAGGCTTATTATACTTCATTTGCTTCTTGTTTTCAATATTCTTCCTGTGTTTTATTCGCTTCTTGTTTTATTTATTCTTCTTGTGCATCTTGCGCCTATCCAAAATTACAAGTATAACTTGAAGTAGCCTTGAAGGCATATGATCGCATCTGCTAGCAAATGATTTCAAGTGCATACAAAAAAGGCCCAGGCTTCAAGCCCAGGCCCCCGCGTCTATGCTGCTGTTATCCTTCCACCTTCGCGCTTTCCAGTTCGTCCAGCTTCTTGCACACTTCGCAAAGGGCATCGTGCATAGCTGTGAACAGATAAACGAAGGAATCCGGGGAAGCTTCAATTTCTGCCGCCGTAACGTGATAATTGTTGCTTTCAATGTATTCATGCGCGAAAGCGTCTGCAATGGCCTTTGTCTTATAGGCCGCTATCTTCGTGTCGGCAAGTTCGGTTTCAAAGTCAAACTTCTTCATTGTCATGGTGTTCGCCCTTCCTTTCTTGACTGTGGGCGGCTGGATCGCTATAATATAGCTGCCGCCGTTGTGGTGGTGTTGTGAAGTCCCGCTTATGCTGTCCAGGCTTGCCGGGGCTTCACTTTTTGATTTCCTGCTTCAACCGCTTTATGCCGCGCCGGATCGCTTCTGCCTTGTCCGTCTTCTGCTGTTCGCAGTAGGCTGTCAATATGGCCTTGCTTTCTTCGTCCAGGCGCACGGTTATGCGGTCAGGTTTCGGGTTGTCCGTGGGTCTTCCTGTCCGTGGCGACAAGTTTTGCACCCCCTTTCTTTTGTCTGCCATAAGTATTATATACTTTTGTCTGCCATAAGTCAAGCACTTTTTGAAAAGTTTTTTATAACCACGCGCAAGCAGTCAGCGGTTTTGGTGGGGCCCATTTTGGTCACCACCAAAATCACAACCACGCGCAAGCGGTCAGCGGGGCCAGGGGCGGAGCATCCTGCAAGCGCAAAAGTTTTACTTTTGCCCTGCTTGCCACTATTGAAAAGGCCCAGGCATCACGCCCAGGCCATTCTATTAAATCCGTTTTGTAAAGGGTGTAGGTACATCAACTTGCTGCCATCCGCTGCGCTTGTCCAGCCTAGGAAGGAATAAGCCATACTTCCCGGAAAACATAAGGTCAATGCTTCCCGTGCCGCCCTGCAAGCGGTTCTTTAAGACTTTCAATCTATAATCCGCCTGTCCCTTTTCCCGTCCTTCCTTCTGCGCTGCTTCGCGTATCTTTTCGGCTAGTTCGCTGTCCTGGTTGTCTTCCACCTTCGCAAAGTTAAGGCCCAGCATCAAATCCGCGCCGTATTCAATCGCGCTGCTGTCCCTGCCGCTTTCCTGGTTCACCTTGCCGCCCTTGTTGCTTTCCCGGTTGAAGGCCAGGATAACAAAGACAACTGTGTTATACTTCATCGCATAGCCCTTGAAGGCATCCATTGCCCGCTTTAAGGTTGTCTGTATGTCTTCCCGCTGATCCCCGCGAAGAAGGTGCAAATAGTCAATGACAACTAGCGGGGCTTCCTTCCCGGCATCTGTGGCCCGCTGCGCTGCGCTGTTCATCTGATCCAGGATCGTGTCTAGCTGTGCCGTGCTGCCGCCTGGATTGTAGGCCATGTGCGGGGCTATTTCTGCTGTGTAGGCCGCTGCTGTGCGTTCTATTATGGCCCGCTGTGCGCTTGTCCATCTGTAGCCTTGCAGCACGTCTATAGCGGTCATTTCGGCCCCTTCCCGCGTGTGTGCTATGCGGGCAAAGCTGCGGGCTAGCATCTGTTCCCTGCTCATTTCCAGGTTGAAATAAAGCGTATTATGGCCCTTCTGTGCCATGCCTTCAAAAAGCTGCTGCGCGAAGAAAGACTTGCCCATGCCGGGGGCCGCGCCCATCATGACCAGGGTTTGCCGCAGGAAGCCCCCGCCTATCACATTGTCAAGCGGTTCTAATCCCGTGGGCATCGGTTCATATTTCCGGCTGCTGATCGCCTGGAAGAAGGATTGCACCATAGCCGCGCCGGGTCTGTGCTTCGCTTCCGCTGCCTGGATCGCGGCCCGGAAGCCGTCAGGATCGCCGCAAAGGGCTTCGTTTGCATCCTTCGCGCTGCCGTATAAGGTCACGGCATCAAAGTCAATTCCAGGCTTCTTTCCGGCTTCTGTCAGCTTCTTTTCAAGGTCTTCTGTGGCCCGTTTCCCGGCTTCGTCATTGTCCAGGGCAAGAAGCAAGGTGCTTTCTGTGGGGTTCGCGGTCAGGTGTTCCACTAGCTGCCGCGTGTTGCTGGTGCTGCCCAGGCCGCAAGCAAGGCCCCCAGCTTCTATGATCGAAAGCGCGTCCAGTTCCCCTTCTGTCACGAAAACAGGCCGTTTTTCTGCATTGTGAAGGGCTTTCACGTTAAAGATTGATATTTCCCCCGCCTTGCGGTATCTATCGGCCTTGTCCGCGTCTGCTGCCGTGTTCCTGGCTACAAAACTATTGCGGCTTGTGGGGATTATCAATGCCCGCCAATACTTGCCGCCCGTCCCCTGTGAAAAGCGCATATCATAGCCCAGCAGGAAGCGCCGCGCCGTGTCAAGGGAAAGGCCCCTTGAAGAAAGATAGCCTTCTGCCGTTTCCAGGTTCGCCGCCATCTGCTGCATATAAGGCAGATAGTCCACCTTCTGCGCTTCCTGTACAGGCTGCACCTTCTGCACCTTGCCGGGGTCTTCCTGCCCGTCTATTGTCACGTTGAAGAAGCTGCGGGCCGTTTCAAAGGCTTCTGCGTCTGTAGATAGGCCCTGTTCCTGCTTTATCAATTCGATTATGTCCCCATAGAATTGACACTTGAAGCATTTCAAATGCACCTTTTCCGGGTCTTTGCGGTTGATCGCCATGCCGTCCCCGTCTGATCCGCTGCCGTTGCCGCACAAGGGGCAGATATACGTCCCCTTCTTCTTCGCGGGCCGCAGATATTCAGCATAGCGGCTTCTGATCTCTTGCCGTGCCTGTTCACCTGTCATTGTAAAACCCCTTTCTTTGTGGTTCCAGGTAAACGGTTACGCGCACATTTTCGCGGGAAAATGTACGAGTAAACGGTTAACGGGTTGATTTCAGCGGTTTTTTCCGCTAGAATAGGGGCAAGCGTTGGCCCCTTTTGCTGTGGTGCTGCGCCTGGGCGCTTCTGCTGTTTGATCGCGGTCAGAAGCGCTTCTTTTTGTGTCTATCTAAAATTAGGCGCATAACTTGAAGTAAGATTTCCCCCTTTCAATGGTATCGTATTGCCGGAAGGCCGCTGCGTCAAGCAAGCGGCTTTCGGCGTTATAAAGCCTTATAAAGCCTTATACAATTTTGCACCCCCTGCGAAGCCTTATTTTTCAAGGCTTCCCGCGTTTGCCCTGGGACAAAATATCGCTAGTTGGGGGACAAAATATCGCTAGTTGGGGGGACAAAATATCGCTAGTTCGGGGACTAGCGATTTTCTGTCCCCCTATATGATTATTCTGATCCCGTCCCCTTCATCCTGATAGCCTTGAATATGCCCTTGCTGCACATAATGGTCAAGTATGGCTTTCAGCTTTCCCCCGGCCCTTTGCCGCTGCTTCTTCTCGGTTATCTTCGCTTCTTTGTAAAGGGTATCATACAGGATTTTCGTGGGTTGCCGCCCGGTCTTTGCGTTGGCTATGCGTTCAATCAAATAGTCTTCAATCAGCAAGTTTTGGTTTGTCTTGCTTACAGGCGTTTCAAGCAGTTTCTTTTCGATTGTGGTTATCTGCTTCCGGCCCCGTGCGAAGTTCATCAAGGGCGGTTCACATATCAAGCCCAGCGCTTCTTCTACTTGCTTCCCGTTTATGATCCCGCTTTTCATGAAGGACGGAAGCAGGGGGCCGTCTATGACAACCTTGTCATACTTATAGGCTTTTGCTTCTTCCGCATTGTTGAGATAGACAACGGCCCGCCGCATCTTGTACACGCTTTTTCTGATCCGTTCAATTTCATTGTTTGAAGGTCGCGTTGTGTAGCCCATTGCGGAATGAATCATTGAAAAGCTGATAAGCATATTCCCGGCCCGGTAAAGCGCCGAAACAGCCATATAAACCCGCTTGTCGAAGGGGTCAAGCTGTCTAGAAACGGAAATATCCTTGTCCAGCGCGTCAAAATTGATCGAATACAGGATGTTTAGCGGCTTCCTGCTTGCCCGCTTTTCTACGGCTATTGCTATCTGCCCGTGCGTGTCTTCTTCAAGCAGCTTCCACACATTGGAATTGACTTTATCAAGCGGGAAGTCAATTTTCTTCACCTTGTGGCCCGTAACAGACGGGACAAAGCTGCGGGGTTCGCCCAGGATCGCGCCCAGGGCTTGCCAATACTGCGCGTTGCGTTCATCAAGCTTCTTGACGGTTTCAATGCGGGCTTTCACTTCTTCCAGGTCATACGCGCCCAGCATCAGCACAAAAAGGTCATCTGCAACGCTGCGGGGGGTTGTTGTGCCGTTTATGTATCTGTCCGGCTGCTTCCCCCGTTCCCGTTGTGCGTCCCGTGGAGGCCCGCCGATTTCATCATCCCATATTGGGATCTTGTATTCTGTGGTGTATCCGTCCAATGCAAGAAGCTGCTGCGCCTGTTCTTCCGTCAATGATTCCAGGAAGGGCCGGAAGGCTGCGGCTTCTTCTTCCGTTGCGGCTTGCACCATGATCCCGGAAAGAAGCTGTTCTTTGTTGTCCAAGGTTGCGCCCCCTTTAGCTGTCTTCTTCCATCAAGGCTTTCGCTGCCTGGTACTTGTCCCCGTGGGCTTCCCTGTCCTTTGCTATCACATAGTTTACAAACTGCGTCATGCTTTCCCCGCGTATGCCGGACATAACGCGGATATAGTCCAGGTTGGAAGGCGAAAAGGCAAGATTGATCCGGGGAAGCTTCATGCCCTTCTTGCCTTGCGTTTGAAGTGCTTCAAGCGCTTCTTGTTCCTGCTGTGCAGTATCGGGCAGAAGTGCGTCTAGCGCGGTTGTCATTGTTTGGGTTGCCTTCTTGAAGTCCTTTGCCATTGTCTTTTTCCCCCTTAAATCTCTATTGCATCCAGCAGGGCCGAAAAGTCCCTTGCCGGGTTGCTTCGTGGCGCATAAGTGAATATTGGTTCATGAAGAAGCTGCGCTTCCCGGATTGCCACACCTTCCCTTATAGGTGTATCAAGGTACGGGATTTGAAGCTGCTTGCACCGTTCCCGGATCGCGTCCACCATGTCCCGCGCTATGACGCTGCGCCCGTTGTGGCGGGCAAGAAATGCGCCTGTGATAGTCAAGGCCGGGTTCGCCCTGGCTATTGTTGTCTGCATATTGTAAAGCCCGTGGACGCTTAAAGGGTCAGCCTGTAAGGGTATCAATACTTCTGTGGCGGCGCGTAGGGTTGAAAGAAGCGGCTTGCCAAGGGCCGGGGGCGCGTCTATGACAATAAGGTCATATTGCTTTTTGTGGGGCGCTATGGCCCTTCCTAGCGCGTCCACATCGGTTATTGATAGAATATCCATTGAAGCGGTCAAAAGGCTTCCTGTGGGCGTTTCTATGCGTCCCTGCCCCATTTCCGCGCCCATAATGTAAGTTAAGCTTCCCTGCGGGTCAAAATCAATCCCCAGGACGCGCCGCCCCCGCAGCGCCGCGCCTGTTATGATCGCCCAAGCGGTTGTTGTCTTCCCTACGCCGCCTTTCTGATTGCAAACAGCGATTATCCGCAGCATTATGTTATCCCCGCCCTTTCCCGGTATGATCTTTCAAATTCAGAGTATACAGCACAAAGCAAGTCAATTACAAATGGATTATTTCCGTTTTGAATCGCGATTGTTGACGCTTCCCGCGTTGCGGCTTCCCATTCTTCAAGGTCTGCCGGATGCGGCCCCCATCGCTTTTGGTAGTCAAAGACTATCCGATAAAACTTGCTATAATCCGTTTGAATCCCCCCTTTTGCTAGTTAAGGTTATGCAGATAATTTTAGATTGCCCATTGAAGCAGGGCTTCAAGGTCGGCTTCCGTCATGCTGGCGGCTGCTGCGTCTGCTTCTTCTTCCAGGGTTTGAAGGTCGGCTTCCTGGTTGTCAATGTGTCCTAGCATCAAATGCGCTAGTTCGTGCCGGAGGGCTTGCCGCTGCGTCTGCGCGTCCTGTGTGCTGTCTATATAGATCCGGGGGACGCGGCCCGCGCCATTTATAACGCCGAAGACAAAGCCCCGTGCTTCTGCGGGAAATGGTATGTATTTAAGCTTGAAATGCTGCATTTTGCTACCACCTTCCTGTTAGTATGCCTTGCCGAAGATATGCGAGAATCTGATATTTCTTACAGCCGCTTTGATAGGCGGTTGCCGCCATGCTGATCCTGTAAGCAGCGTTAAGTCTGTCCGGCTTGTCCTGTTCCAGCATTTGTCCTATTGCTTCAAGGATTTCTTCGTCTTTCAAGATGCGGTCAACGTTCGGTATGTATGAAACAAGGTCTGAAAGGGTTTCCCGTGCCTGTTTGACATGATCGCTCATGCCGTCCCCCCTTATTCAATGGCCCGCAGGACAGCAAGCACCTTTTCCAATTTGTCCGCAGGAAGCCCCTGTATAATGCTGATTGCTTCCCGCTGCGGATCGCTTGCTGTTTCCGGGTTGAAATAATAGTTATATACGCGCTGTTCCGTGTCCCGTTCTTCCCGTTCTTCGCAATGCATATAGATCTCGCTTGTTTCCGGGTTTGCGTGGCGTAAGTGCTGCTGCGTCAAGTAAAGGTTATGCGTGGCCTTGTATACGCCTGTCCCGGAAGTGTGCCGCAGGCTGTGCGCCGTCAAGCGGTCAGAATCATAGCCCGCAGCCTTTAGCATATCCTTAAAAATCGTGCTGATTGTGGTTGTTGAAATGCGTTCCCCCTTGCTGCGGTTGCTGGTGCTTACAAACAGGGGGCTTTTCCCCGTGGGCTTGTCTGTCCGGCTTGCAATGTACACTTGAAGCGCTTCTTGCACTTCTTGCGGAAGAAGTACAGGGGTATCGGGTTCACTGTGGCCCTTGCCCCAGGTGTAAAGGTAAGTCCTGCCGCCAACGGTCTTTATATCTTCCAGGTTGGCCCTGCTGATTTCAACCGTCCGCAGCCCGTCAACAATGCCTAGAAGGAACATAGCATACAGGCGCTTTCCCTGTTCCGTTTCCCGGTCAATGGTTGCGGCTATGGCTTGCACATCTTCGCGGCCCAGCGCGTCTTTCTTGTGGTGCTGCCTGTCCGTTTTCCATGTTCCCTTGATCCCCTGCGCTATGTTCTGCTGACAAAGCCCTTCCGCGTTGGCCCATTCAAACATCTGCTTGACGGCCCGCAGATATTGCGTCTTTGTCCCCGGCTTCAAATCGCTGCTGTCCAGGAAGCGCACATATTCGCGCAGATTGGCCCTTGTGGGCTGCTGTATGCCGTTGTCCATAGCCCAGCGGGCAAAGGCTTTCAAGCAGACAATATAGCCCTTCAAAGTGGTATCTTTGACGCTGCAATAGTTCACAAAGCTTGTGAAAATGTCCGCTGTGGAAGCTGCCGGGTAGATCCGTGGCATAATGGCTAGTGCTTCGCTCATAGTGTGCGCCCCCTTGTGTTTTTTCTTCTTCTTTATCTTACAACAAGGGGCGTATGTTTGTCAAGTGCTTTTGAAACTTCTTGTGCAATGTGCATATGAAGAAGGCCCGCCCTGTTAAGGCGGGCTTGTCTTACAGGACGGGTTCGTCTGCATCTGCCGGGGGCTTCTTGCCTTTAAAGGTGAAGTCTTTGTAACGCTGCAAGGCGCTATCTTTCGCAAGAACAGCTTCACGCACAACCGCGCCCAGGTCAATAAATTCCCGCAGAAGCTTCACTTTCTCGGCTACGCTTTCGGCTGCTGCGCGTGGCGCTTCAAGATCCATAAGGGCAATGTGTTCTTTTATGGCTTCGTCAATAACGGCTATTTCATCCCGGTTTATGTGCATTTTGTACAGCATCCCCGCGCCCCCTTATTCCTTCACAAAGCCCCAGGCGTTGCGGAAGGCTTCCTGCACGGCTTCGCTATCCGGCTGCTGTTCCTGCGGTTCTTCGCCCCATGCGTCAAAGGCTTTCTGCGCCGTGCTGGTGGCAAAACTGCGTTCAAAGTCAGAATTGAAGCCCGTTCCGTCTGCTACGTTAAGGAAATAATCTGCCCGCTTCCGCATTGCGTCCCATTCCTGCATCTTTGCATCCGGGCCGGGGATCTCGCGCACATCATACGGCTGCGGGGTAAACGGTTCGCGGCTGCCGGCTTCGCGGGCCTTCTTTGCCGCCGCTTCATTCTGCGCTTCTCCGTATTTCCGCAGCTGATCCAGCATTGTATAATTGTCCTGGTACTTCGTGACAAGCTGGCTAAACTGATCCGGGGTTACGCCCTGGCCTTGAAGCAACTGCGCGTCTGCGGTCAGCTTTGATCCGTCAAGGGTTCCCCATTCCCGCGCCCCCGCGCTGGCTTCCCGGTAAATGCCTTCAATCTTCGCTTCTGCTTCCTTCCTGGCCTTCATCAGTTCGCCCCGCAGCCGCTTTTCTTCCTGTTCCATCGAATCAGGAAGATAGATCTTCCGGCCTTCTGCAATCTTCGCTTCCGTCTGTTGTGCTTTCCCCAGGTAGTCCAGGATTGCGTCCTTTGTCCTCTGAATGTAAGTGTTCATTGTGTTATTCCCCTTTCTGCGCGTATTCTGCGCCCTGTTTGAAACCGTTGTTATAGCCCAGGTTGTAAATAGCGTTTACAGCTGCAATCACGCCTTGCGTGTGCTTGTCCGGGTTCCCGTCAAACTGTTCCCGGATATACGCTTGCCGGATCGCCGCGTAAAGGTCGCTGTCCTGCT